GTTTTTCCGTCTTCATCCGTTTTTCTGTATATGAAGCGAAAATCAAGTTCCCATGAAATTTCGAGCGAACCCAAGGAGGAGGTCCTGACGCCTGATGGATCCCGGTGCATTGTCACTTCGACAAGCTTGTGCCTGCCGGTGAATTGAAACTGTATCCTGGGAACTACCGAAAGCACAAAGCAAAGCAGCTCGATGCCATGAACAAGGTGATCACTGGCAACGGCTGGCGTAGATGCGCGGTGATCTCATCCCTCAGCGGTTGCGTCATTAAAGGCAACGGGATGGTCCAGATGGCTCAGCGACACGGCTACCAGGTGCCGGTTGAGTACCAAACCTACAAGACCAGGCGCGAAGAAATCCGCGACCTGGTCGCCGACAATCAGCCTTGCCGCTGCGATTGGCATGAGTCTGCGCACCGTGAAGCATCGGGAGTCATCCAAGGGCCACATCACGCGGGAAATGATGCTTGCCCTGCAATCCGTGACTCCCCCGATGAAACCCACCCTCACTCTCCGACTCAAGGCAGGCTGGTGGCAGCAGATCCGCGAAGGCACGTCGAGCTGAGGCTCGCCACCCCGCGCTATCGAAAGATGCTGCTCAATCGCGAGTACGGCGAAATCCATCTCTGGCTCGGCTATCCGCCGGCGGAGGACACCTCCAAGCGTATGCGCTTCCGTTGGCGCGGGGCGCGGCTCGTGACGATGCATCATCTCCACTTCGGCCCTGATCCGGTCGAGTTGATCGAGGTTGATCTGTCAGACCGTTTGGAGATCCCCCCGGCGGATCAGCCGGCCCTGTTCTGACTTCGCGCATTGACTGCGCGGGCCATGCGAAAAAGCATGGCTTTACTATCAGCGAAGGATCTGGAGACGGTTCGGCGGCAGCAGGTGAAGAACATTCTCGCCAAGCAGGCAGCCGGGAAGTCCCTGACCGCGCGGGAAGAGCGCACCCTGGCAGAGGCGGCGAGTGATGTGAAGCCAGGCCAGGAAAATTACGTCCGCACGCAGGACGAACTGGCCCAGCGGCTCAGCGTCTCGCGCAAGACGATTCAGAACGTGATGCGGCGCCGCGATGACTACCCCCGCCCGCGTGCGGATGGGCGGCATGATGTCGAAGCCTGGCTCCGGTTCTTCGCAGAAAATCACATCGCCGGGGCAGATGCAGAAGGCGCGCTCGATGACCGGCCCGTGACCGTGGCAGATTGGAAAAGCCGCGAGCTAGAGCTGAAGTGCCAGCGCCTGGAGATCGAAAACGCCAAGATGGCCGGCGAACTTGTGGCCGCGAACGATGTCGAAGCCGGTCTCTCCGCCCTCATGGCAGCCGCGCGCCAGGCCATGAACAACCTTCCCGGGCGTCTGGCTCAGAAAGTCCTCCATCTCGCCGATTTCCACGAAGCCGAGGAACTCATTCAGAGCGAGGTGGACATGGTCCTGCGCATTTTTGAGCGCTGCGAGTTCCTCGACTCCATGCAGCCGCCAAACGAGGAAAGCCCTGTAACACGGGCGGCACCTCCGGAGGAAGAATCTGCTCCCGTGAAGCTCAGTAAACCGGCCAAATCCACCTTGCCTGCCAAGGGCAAGCCACGCGGACGTGGGAAAAAGGCCAAAGCCAAGAAAGGGAAGTCGCAGCCGTGATTCCAAAGGGCATTCTCTCGAAACTGGCGAAGTTTCCCGACATCTGCCGCCGCGTCTGCCGTGCCACCATGCAGGCCCGGCCGATTCAGAAGGTCTGGGAGTGGGTAGATCAGCATGTCATCATTCCCCAGGTCATCGGCTCGCTGAATCCGGGGCCGCTGGATACCTCCCTGATGCCTTTTTGGCGCGGGATCTATGATGCCTACTGGTCAAAGCGTGTCCATTACATCACTCTTTGTTGTTCGGCGCGCTGTGGGAAGACGCTTTTTTCCATTTGCTGCGTGCTTCACAAGATCGCCATCTGGCCGGGTCCCATTTTGTGGGTGGATCCCACGCGCAAGACGGCTGCCACCTTTAGCCGGACGGAAATGCAGGCGCATATCATGGAATGCGCCGTCGTAAAGGACAAAGCCATCATCGACAAAGTTCATTGGACCACGCTCCTGATGCATTTCGTCGGCATGGTGCTTCGCATCGTCGGCGGCGGCTCGGCTGCCGAGCTGGCTGGCTTCCAGGCCGAGCTGATTGTCCTCAATGAGAGCGACAAGACGAAGCACACGACCTCCGGCGAGGCCATGACCCAGGATCTGGCCGTCGCACGCTCAAAGCAGTTCAGGTACACGCGGAAGATTCTCGAAAACTCCACTCCCACGACCGAGTGGGGCCGCACTTGGACGCGATTTAAGGCAGGATCACAATCGTATGTGTATCTGCCGTGCCCCCATTGCGGGCACAAGCAGCGTCTCACCTTTTTCCCGGAGGAAAAGGAAATTCCCTTCGATGAAAAGGGCAAACCACTTCCCCCGGGCGAGAAACGCACGGAAAAGACCGGACGCTTCAAGTTTGAAGCCTGCAAATCCGCCGCCGGTGTCTATGACCTGGAGCGGGTAGAGCGGGAGACCGTGTACGAATGCGCCCACTGCCTCGGCGATATCGAGCAGACGCACCAGGCCTGGATGCTGCGCCGTTACGAGCTGCGATCTCACAATGCGGCCGCGCCGGTGGATCATGTTTCGTTCCACGTCTGGGCCGCCCTCAGTCCCTTCGAAGGCTGGGGGATGATCGCCAAGGAGTTCCTCCTGGCGCGCGGGAACGTCTCGCGGATGCATAACTTCTACAACTCGACGCTCGGGTTGCCCTTCATCCGCAAAGCGACGGACATCAAGACCGACGACATCGACGCCGTCATTGCTCGTTCGCCGGAGTACATGCTGCGCGAGATCCCGCGCAAGCCGGAGATGCTCACCATGACCGTGGACGTGCAGGGAGATTGCTTCTGGTGGTCCATCCGTGCCTGGGGCCTGGCCTTTGATCAGCCGGAAATCCCCGTCTGGTCTGCCCTCGTGGACTATGGCAGCGCCGTCTCGTGGGATCAGATCGAGGAACTTGCCGCGATCAAAGCAGACCGCCACGGCAGGGTGAACTACTACATCTTCCGCGCTGGCGATGACCAAAGCGAGCACGCGGTTTATGCCGGTCTCATCGACTCCGGCTTCGAGGCTCAGAGCAACAAAAAGGTCTATGCCTTCACCTTGAAAAATGCCGATGTCTTCAGCCCCTCGAAAGGTGGCGGCTGGCAGCAGCTCCGTGGTGACGACGTCCGCACCTCCCCGGTCGATAACGATCAGCAGGATCTCGTCTGGTATTACGACGATGGCTTCAAACAGCAGCTCTATTACGGCTGCATCAAGGAGCATCGCACCCTCTGGTGGCTCCCGCGCAACCTCGGATCTGACTACAAAGAGATGATGTGCAATGAGCACACCGAAGAAAAGCAGATGCCCGACGGCACCACGAAACTCGTCTGGGTCTGTGTCGGCCCGAACCATCTCCCCGATACCGAAAAGATGCACGAGGTACTACGCGATACCATCGAGACCAAGCTCGAAGAGATCCGCGAAGCCTGGATCAAGGAGCACGGCGACGACGAGCCCGAAGTTGACGACTGATACTTTTGACACCATTCTCAAGACCTTCCGTCTATCCACCGCCGCCACGCTGCTTCACCGCACTGGCGGCGGTGTGATGAACGGCCCAGCGGACACATGTGTCCGGTGCTGATTTTCTTCGACAAACCTACGATGAAGGCACCGCTCGCCAGTAGCGGAGGCTCCGGGCACTGGCTCCACGGCCCGAGAGCCTGCGGGATTTTTGACAGCCCGTCCCCGGCATGACCGCCGATGATTTTGTCAATGTGCTTGTGGCCGAGATGGAGGCCGATGGCACCACCGCCTTTGTGGACCAGCTCCTGAAGGATGCCCGCGCCCAGATCCGGGGAGGCAAGGGCACCGTCGGCACACTCACCAGCGCCGCTCTCAATGGCAAAAGCTTCGCCAAACAAGTGACCTTCAATGCCGCCGAGATGCTGGACATCTGCCGCCGCGCCATCCGCCGCTACACCCTCGGGGAGGATGACACCGAAGTGTCTGCCACCCGTCCCGACTTCCGCGAATTCCAGCCATGAGTGATGCTACCACAGGCATGGGAGCGGGTGCCTATGATGCCGCCCTTGATTCCCCCACACGCCGCTCTTTCGTCGCTTTCCCGACGAATTCACGCCGCGAGCTCACCCCCTTCACCCGGCGGGAGATCATCAAAAAGCATCGAGCGCTGGAGGCGAACTGCGCCTTTCTCACCCGAGTGCAGGACAAGTATGCACGCCAGGCCGTCGGCACCGGCATCCACTTCCGTTTTGAAACCGAGGACCTGCCCTTCAACGATGCCGCCCGGCGGGATGTGGAGAACTGGTGGAGCAATCCCGACCTCTACAGCGTCGATTCAAGTACCGATGGATGGACCGCGAAGTTCCTCGCCGCGAAGTCGATCATCTCCGACGGCGAATACAATGCCGTCATGATCCGCGGCGAATTCGGGCCGATGATTCAGCCGCTCGATGTTTTTGAGCTGGAAACCCCGCCCGTGCGTGCTGGCGAGACCTTGAACGACTGGGACGACGGCGTCCGCGTGGATCTCTTCGAGCGTCCGATTGATTTCGCCGTCCGCGCTTTGCCCAAAGTGGCTTATGAGCGGGATTACCGCTTCATCCCCCGGCAGGATATTTTCCACCTCTTCAAGCGCCGCAGGGCTCGTGGCCATCGTGGGATGCCATGGGGATATTCCGGGCTGAATCAGGGAATAGATGCCCTCGACCTCAACGCCCTCGTCACTGGCACCGCGAAGCTGCACAGCGCTCTCGCCGTCGGCGTGAAGGGCACCGCCCGGAAGGGGAAAAAGGGCGCGCTCAACAAGATCGGCAATGACACGAGCGACTCGACGAACACCCAGCCGCTGGAAAAAGTGTTTGGCAGTATGATCAATTACCTCGGCGAAACTGGAGAGATCCAGCTCGCCAGCAGTCAGCACCCGCAGGCGAATGTGCAGGAGTTCATCAAGCTGCTCTTCCATCAGATGTGCCTTGGCTATGACCTGCCCTTCACCGTGATGTGGTCCATGACCGAAGGCGGAGGCACCAGTGTGCGCTACGATGCCGAAGACGCCCAGAGCGCCTTTGATCAGCTCGGGGACCTCATCACCTGGCAGTTTGTCCGTCGGGAAATCATCTGGCGCGTGGCCTCGAGCATCAAGGCCGGCCGCATCGCTGCGCCGGCGGATCCGCGCTGG